GCTTTATTCCCTGCATACATTGCAGGGTATGGAGCAGGTAAGAGTCACGTCATGGGATTCTGTGCCGTCACTGACGCTATGCATAGCAGTTCTTGTGTTATAGGGGTTTATGAGCCAGACTATAGCCTTGTTAGAAGTGTTGCTATTCCTAGAATTAGTCAATGGCTTGATGAATTTGGTTTTAAGTATTCTTTAAATAAGCAAGAGCAAGCTATATACACGTCCTCTTCAGGAATTGGAGATTTCCAGTTCAAGAGTATGGATAATATAGAAAGCATTGTAGGATATGAAACCTACCGCAGTCACATAGATGAGTTAGACACTCTTCCTATGGATAAAGCAGAGCAGGTTTTTTTCAAGATTATGGGACGTAATAGACAAGCTCCTAAAGATGTTCCTAGAGACCATAGAAAGTTTATAGAGAGTACTGAGAAGTGGGAATGTATTAATAGAATTTCTGCCTATTCAACTCCAGAAGGATTTAAGTTCTGCCATAAAATGTGGGACCCTAATTCAGAGAATGTAGCACGAAATCCTGAATTTAAAATGTATAGAGGAAGAACACAAGACAACCCAACTCTAACAGAACAATATCTAAATCAATTAAAGTCTACTTATCCAGCAGCTTTATTAAAAGCTTATATGGAAGGGGAATTTGTCAACCTAGAATCTGGAACTGTATATTACCCATTCGATAGGCATAAATGCTTCACGCCTAGAACGATATCTAAAGGCGACACCCTACATATAGGTTGTGACTTTAACGTAGGTAAGACAGCAGGTGTTGTCTTTGTAGACCATGAAGGAAAAACTTCGATAGTCGCAGAGATTGTAAATAAATATGATACCCCGGACTTAATACAAGAAATTAAAACAAGATGGCCAGCACATAAAATAGTTATGTATCCTGATGCCAGCGGAACTAAAAGAACAACAACTAACGCTTCTTCTTCTGACATCTCTCTGCTTAAAGCAGCTGGGTTTGAAGTGAGAGCCCATGGACACAATCCTAAGATTAAAGACCGTGTAGCATGTGTTAATAAAATGTTCTCTGATGGAAACTTATGGGTTAACACTGTAGAGTGTCCTGAAGTTACAAAATGTTTAGAACAACAATCCTATGATAAGAATGGTGACCCAGATAAGAAGAGTGGGTATGACCATCCATTGGACGGCCTAGGTTATAGAATATACTATAGCTTTAATATTAAAAGAACTATGTTTTCAATCCCATTTTCTTTTGCGCAAAAGAGATAGAATTAGATGCCCGCTTCGGAACTGCACCCTGATTATAGAGCAGCAAAGCCTCGTTATAAGCTCATCAGAGCTATTATAAATAACGATGCTCAATGCTATCTAAGAACCCCTGATGATAGTGATGCCTATCGTTCTTTACAATATAAAGAAGATGCAATTCTCACTAATTTCACTAAACTTACATGTGAAGGACTTACAGGACTCGTATTTCGTAAGAAGTTAAGAGTTAGTCTCCCCGATGCTTTGGATTATCTTTTGGATAATGTCACAGGTGGTGGTATTAACCTTTATCAATTTGCTCAATACATAACTACTGAAGTTTTAAAGACAGGAAGAATGGGTTTATTAATTGACTTCCATAACAATGGTAAAAGAGCTTTTTTAAAACCCTATGTTGCAGAAACAATTATTAATTGGAAGACTGCAGAAATTAATGGAATTGTTCAGCCTTATTTAATAACACTTAAAGAAGAAATATTAAAAGATAATGGTGATAAATTCAGTCAAGAAACTGAAATACAATACCGTGTTCTGTCTTTAGAAAACGGAGTTTATTTCCAAGAGATTTATAACGAGTCTGATGTTCTTATTGACATTATAGATGTTAGAGATGAAGATGGTAACACATTTAATTATATCCCGTTTGTTTGTATAGGAAGTGAGAATAACGACCTCGCAGTAGATAATCAGCCCTTATATGACCTTTCAGTTTTGAATTTAGGTCATTATAGAAATAGTGCCGACTACGAAGAAAGTATATACATCTGCGGACAACCATACCCAGTGACAAACGTAGGTGAAGCAAGTCAAGAAGAATTTATGAGTGCCAACCCTAATGGGGTTGCATTCGGTAGCCGTAAAGGGCTCGTATTAGCTGCTGGCGGCTCTTTCCAACTAGCACAAGCTAACCCTAACCAACTCGTGGCTCAAGCCATGAGAGAGAAGCTAGAACAGGCTGCTAAGGTTGGAGCACGTCTTATAGAAGAAGCTGGAAGTGGTAGAGAAACTGCTGAAGGTGCCAGGATTAGATATGGCACAGCTCATGGGGCTCTATACACATTAACTTCTAACATCTCTTGGGGTGTTGAAGCAGCACTTAGAGTTATTTGTAGATTTATGGGTGTTAGTGATAGCACTGTAAGCTTTATGCTTAATGACCAATTCTACGAAGATAGTGTTGATGCTAATGTCCTTGCTCAAATGTGGATGGGACTTGACCGTACTACAGTGAGTAAAGAAGAGATTAGAGAGTATATGATTAAAGGTGGAATACCCCTAAATCAAACCACTGACCTTCTTGCTCTTGAAGACCAATATGACCCAATGGAAGGAATAGATGATGTCGTTGCGTGATGATATAATTCGCCACCAACTACTTCTAATGCGTCTAGTAAGAACACAAGCTAAAGAAACAAAGAAAATATTAAACAAAGCCTACGCATTTATTGTTGAAGCAATAAGAACAGGAAACTACCTAAACCTCCAAGCAAAGCTTGAAGCTGTAATGGGAGCAATGCCTGGAACAGCAATGAAGTTGGTTAACGAGCTTGCATGGTATGAAGCTAATTTTACAAAACAACGCTTAGCTAGGTGGAATAAAGAGTTAAAAATCAAGGGTGTACTGAAACAAGAAGTTCTTTCTACCGCAGAGACGGTAAATGTTGCTGTAAACATAGACAGAACACCCCAAACAATAGCAAATACATACAAATTGTACGCTGCAGCGGTAATTTCTCGTAGTTTATTAACAATCTCAGATAAACAAATTACGTTAGCAACAAAAGAAGAAACAACCGCAGCGATTAAAGAAAAGTTTCAAGGGATGTTTACAGTGCAGAATTTAGCACTGGCAGGAGTTGCAATCATAGGGGTTGCTAATGCTGTAAGAGGTCTTGTTACAGAAGCTAATGGAATGCAGTTGGAATGGAGTGCCATTCTTGACGAGAGTACATGTAACTACTGTGAAGAACAAGACGGTGAAATATTCGACACATCTGAAGAATCTTTGATTCCCGCCCATGCTAACTGTAGATGTACATGGCTTATAGTGAATGAATAAAAAACTGAATGAATGGCTAATAACGCAGCCAAAAGAATTTGCCGAAGAGTTGAAAGGCAAAGACATACTAGGTGATGGTATGTTTACACTAGAGGAGCTCTGTGAGCTTGACCGGAAGTTTAACCCTGTGGGTGATTTAGAACATGAATGAGAAAATAGATGGTACAGTTGTTGAAGATGTTGTTGAGACTGCTGAGATTGATTACAAGGCAGAACTAGAAAAAGCAAGAGCAGAACTAGAACTTGTTAAAGCTAAGAAAGACGAGCTTTATAGAGAAACTAAAACTGCAAAACAACAACGAGAGGAAGCTCTTAAAGAAGCTAAAAGAATTGAACAAGAAAAAGCCATGCGTGACGGAGAATATGAAAAGTTATTCAAACAACGTGATGATGAATATAAGCAGCTAGAACAGAAACTAGCAGCAGACAGACAAGAAAGACGTAACGAGAAAATAGAAATACAGGCAACTAGAGTGGCTGCTGAATTAGCTAAAGGAGACGCACATAAAGCCGAGCTTTTAAGTGTCTTTGTAGCCAGAAGCATAAGCTCTATAGCAGATGAAAATGGGATAGTCGACGGCAGTGCCTTAGACAGCGTAAGAAAACAATTTGAAACAGACAGTAAATACCAACCTTTATTGGGAGGCAATCTCTCTGTTGGGGGCAGTGCTCCAGGTAATACACGCAGTGCGGGTGTTGACCATACAAAGACAATGACAATGGGTGAGTATGAAAACTTGTCCCCTACTAAAAAACTAGAGTTTTCCCGTCTCGTTCAGAGCGGTAAAGCAGAATTAATTTAATAAGAGAGAAATAAACAATGGCAGCAAATAATTTTGGAACGCTAATCACTAGCGTCCAAGCAAACTTAGACACAGTGCTACGTGAGCAAATTGGTTTCATTCCTGCAGTTTGGAAGAACACTACTGCAGCTCAAGCAGCATATGGACAACAAATTCAATACCCAATCGTTCCCACAATGACCGCAGAAGATGCTGCAGCTGATTGCTGTGATTTCCCTTGCGCCGACGGCGATACATGGGGTGTTGGTCAAATGGTTTTAGACCACAACCGTCGTGTTAGCTTCTGCTACACAGGTGAAGATGACGCTTCTATCAGAAACAGCTACAACGGTAATGCTGATGAAATGCGTAATCTTACAGTGCAACAAGCTGTACGTACTCTAGTTAATGAAGTTGAAGCTTCTATTGCAGCTTTAGCTCCACAAGCTTCTCAAGTGTACACTCCAGCTAACACCACTTTGTTCTCTACACAAGCTGACAACATCAAAGACTTAACATTAATCCGCAAATTGTTGATTGATAATAACACTCCTGATGATGGTGATTTGCATTTAGTAATGAATACTCTTTCTGGTGCTCAAGTTAGGAATCTTTACAACATCACTCGTGCAAATGAGAATGCTAGTAATGTTACTCTACGTACTGGTAATCTGTTAGAGCTCTTAGGTTTCGGTTTACACGAATCTAAATTCGCTAATCAGAACATTGCTTCAGGTACTGGAACAGGTTATTTGGTTAATGGTGCTGCTTCTGCAGGTGCTAGAACTGTAACTGTTGATACTGGAACTGGAACAATCTTAACAGGTCAGAAAGTAACTTTCGCTGGAAACACTGGTGTTTACACTGTTGCTTCTTATGCAGCTAACGTTATCACTTTGAACCAAGACCTTACTGGTGCTATTGCTGATAATGCAGCTGTAACTTTAGGTGCAGGTCCTGTATCTGGTCAATTGGCTTTACACAGACATGCTATCGTATTGGCTTCACGTGCTCCTTACATCCAAGGTGGAAGAGACCGTGCAACTAATCGTGCATACATCACTGACCCAATGTCAGGACTTACAATGATGTTGTCTGAATACCCTGGCTATCGTGCTAACTCTTTCGAGTTGTCATTGATTTGGGGAGTAAAAATGGTCAAACCAGAAATGGCGGTTTATATTCCCCAATAGATAAGTAGTTAATTCTAAAGGGTTTCTTTTGAGACCCTTTATTAATAATTAGTTTAAAGGAAACATAATGACAATTAGAATTAAACATTACGACACATACAAAGTTATTAGTGACAGAGAATATGACGAAAACATCCATGAAATTTATGGAGAAGACAAAGAAGAAGAAATCAAACAAGAAAATAAAATTATAGAGAAAAAGAAAGAAACTAAGAAGAAAGCTAAGAAACAAGCAATTGACATTAACAAAGATAATGTAGACGATGCGATTATTAGCCCCGAATAAAGAAGAGCGTATGGCAGTGTGTAGAGAATGCCCCTTCTACAACGCTGAAAGAAATAAATGTAAAAAATGTGGTTGTCATATGGCTGTTAAAGCCTTGTATATAAATAGCAGATGTCCCCTAGAAAAATGGGGTTGCAAAGAGTGTGAGGTTAAATAGTGAAGCTGACACGTAAAAATACCCCAGAATCAGTGGTTTATATACAACAAAATAATTATTGGTCTAAAATCTCTAATGTATATGAAGTAGATGATGAAAACAAAACCATAAGCTTACACCTACAGGAAGACGACGGCAACTTC